CCTCTCTCGACAAAACCTCGGGCGGTAGTAAACCCGACGGCGCCGATCATGGGTAACCTAGGGCCATCAGAGACGGCATTGTGGCTACTTTTCCCTCCACCCTAATTCACTCACCCACACACCGGGACGGCTGCGGTCCCTCACGTGTATAAAAGGAAACTGAAAACAGAGTCAACCGATTAATGAAGCACACCATGACTTTCCAAAGGGTTAACCGCTGGGTTATTGGTTTGGACGTGCCTGTGCTCATTGAGTGGAACCGTAAGGTTCGGTTGGCAGTGCGTCAAAGGCGACTCTGTGCGCGCGTGAAGCGATGGGACCCTCGCGATCCGGGGCCCCAGCTTCTAAAAACAAAAAGGAAAGACCGCTCCATACTGGGGATGAGCTCCCAGTTGGCACCTGGAAAGACAGGTGACACGGTGAAAGAACCGGTTGATCGGGTTACGGCCCCCGAGCAGCAACTGGCGGACAAGATACCTGCAGACTCTTGTTGCGCTTGTCGTAGGCTTAGGTGGAAAGCCTTGGTATCTGTCAAGCTTCTTCGCATTGATTTTAAGGTACTGAAAAGGGATGTGTTCCCTCTACCTCCGGTGATCATCTGCGGTCAGCTCCGTGCTGCTGTAGAGGGTGCATTCAAGATGTTCGCACCATTCCCTCCGTTGTGGGACTTGTCCCTATCGACTGTTGCTAAGCAAGAGATGCCTTGCGAGTATTGCTCGGCACAGTCGACCAAGTTAACGGAGTGGTTGGTGGCACGTCGTGCACCCGTCACCGTCCCATCTAACAACCTTCTCTCGCGGCTTTGTGCGGCCGCCCGCGTGAGGGTACCCAGGGGCTGGGACCAGGGTGGCGCGGGTTTTATCCCGAATGGCCACGCTACCCTGTACCATGCTCGGCGTGAGGGGGGGAATTGGCTGTCGGAGCCCTTTTCCCCGGAGTGTGAGGTAACGGAGATTGTATCTTCGGGTAAGGTGCGTATTGTCACGCTGTACAGTTCTGAGAACACTGCACGCCTTACTCCTCTTCACTCCAGTCTCTACCGAGCCCTGGGTGGATGGAAGTGGCTTCTTGTGGGTAGCCCTACCCATGAGCAAGTCCAAGCTCTCAACGGCACCGGTCCGTTTATATCGGTTGATTACCGATCTGCCACCGACAACGTGAAGTTGCTGGTGGTCCGGGCACTGTTGGGAGTCCTAAAGGACAAAGGAGAGATCGACGACTTAGAGCGTGCCGCAATGGACGTTCTCGGGGACCTCAAGGTCAGAGGCTCCGCAGATCTCGTCAACCACACAGGGCAGCCCATGGGAAGCGTACTCAGCTTCCCACTGCTATGCTT